CTACCTGTTCCGCCTGTTGGAGCTTTACCTTTAGTGCCTGAACTAGTTGGAGATGCCAAACTAGCAGCACGTTGACTCACAGATGCAGAATCAAATCCTTTAGGAGTGCTTGATGATCTTTGTTGCTGTCGTTCTTTTTCTGCTTGTTTACCTCTTTCAACAGCACTACCTCTTCGTTCAATTCTAGGGACACCGCCTGCTCCCGGCATACCCGGAGACACTTCATCTATATTAGGTGCACCTAGTACACCTCTTTCTTGAACTGGACCATACTCATCCCTGAATGTTAAACCCCCCTTTGGCACATTCCTTTCAACCTCTTGGATTCTAGGAGCTGATTGTAATCTTCTACTTTGTGCACTTGAAGATCCAATACTTTCTCTAATTTTTCGACCAGCCCCTTTAGTTCTACCTCCCGGTTGAGCAAACCCATAATCTTGAGGTTGTTTTCTTAGTTCAATAATAGCTTCTTTAATTATTGATGTGTATGTTGGTTTCTTATTACTCACTTGTAAAAGCCCTCCCATTTCTTTATTTTTACCTTTACTATCTATGTTAGGTAAGTTTTCGCCTTTAGGTTTTTCCTCTCCGTAAACAACAGGAGCTGCACCCTTACTTTCTTCTAATATTTTTTTTGTTAGACCTTCAGAAATTATTTCAATTCTTACGTCTGGATATACATCTTTCTTCATATTATATTATACTAACTCCTTCATCTTATTCAAAAATAATTGTTTAGTTATTAAAGGTGATGGATTTTTTCTTCTTCCCTCAACCTCTTGTGCTTTTAGTGAAAGTTCTTGTGTTACTACTCCAGCTCTAGATGAGCTGCTTAAAGTAGGTTCTTTAACGCCTTGTTTAACGTAGACACCTTTTTGACCTTTTTCATCGTAAGTTCTACCAGCAGTAAACTCTTTACCAGTTTGAGGATTGTATTCACTTCTACTAAGTTCATCACGTCCAACATATGGTGTGGCGGCATCTCTAAATCTACCACCTTCAACTTTATCAGTCCTAGTTCTAAACTTCATTCCCCCTTTATCTTCACCGCCAAACTCTGTAAGCCGTGTTTCTCTTTCAGCTTTTTTAAGACTTCTTTTAATTTCCTCTGCAATTTTGTCCCTTCTTTTATCGCCGGGACTACCATCCGTAAATTTTTTATAGCCTTCTTTTTTAGCTTGTGCAGTTGCGATAGCTATTGCTCTAGATTTATCAGAGTCATCTTCTTTAATAATCCACTTCATAAATAGATCTTTATAGGATGGGACTTCACCTTTGGTTAGAACAATTATATTTTCTTCGGGAGCGGGGTCGTGAGACTTTGTTAAACAACTGCCGTCTACACATGACCCTTCCGCTTTGTCGCCTTTAAGCAATTCAAAATGAGCGTTTTGATTTACTCCCTTTTCACATATTGTTACTTCTGCTAGTTCCATATCATCTACTTGTAATATGGTGCTACCATCAGACTTATTTATTTGTTTACTTTGAGTAGCACTACCAGCGATTGAGTACGATTTCATACCACCCTTTTCAATTTGATCTCTTACTCTACCTGATATCTTTGTGTCATCTCTTAGTTCTGCTATAAAGAATAGTCCTTTGTCGTCTACGCCACTCTTAAATATGTTACCAGACTTACTTATGTATGCTGGGAGTGCGTGTCCCACTTGAACATCAGAGTGCATAACCATTACATTTCTGCCTCTAAAGTTCTTCATGTACTTCTTAAATGCTTTTTTAAGAGCGTCTGTAGTGATCAGATGTCCCTCTCTATCAACGACTTCTACTGATGCGGGACCTCCAACAATCATCATATCGTAGTCACCATCGTCATTTTTTAAGGCTTCACACGCTTCCATATATTCAACATCACTAGGAAAGGCTCTGTGTAAAGTAATCTTCTCTGCAGGAGATGCTAGCCCAGCTACGAATAGACGCTTGTATTCATCTATTGCATCAGCAATATCATCAAGTGTAGTCCTACCAGCTTGTGCTTTTTCAAGAGAAATAATAGTATCGTCTTCAGACGAAAGCCAGCTTTTATATTCAGTATTACTAGCCATAGTAACCATTGTTTCTCCTATCCTACAGGGGATGCAACTCCCCAAATCACGCCTTCGTAAGTTGTGCTAGCTCCACTACCTATTACAGAAACATTTTTTCTGAAGTCTAATGGATGTGTGCTAGCAAAAAAGTTATGTTCTGTAGTATCATTACCAGTTAATTTTAAAGCGGCTGTACTTGCTTCTGCAACAGTATCAAACGCTACATATAATACTTGTGATGCGTGAGTGTTTCTAATGCTTATTCCTCTAATCGCACCTATTGGAGATAGATGTCTTGACCTTGATAGGTCTGTAGTCCCTTCCCATTGGTATGTGTTACCACCAGCAAGGTTACCATCTATGTAATCAATAACTTTTGTGTCTTTTCTTTTATCATACATCAACGCATCCCACAACATATTGATATTGTGCTGAGTGTTTGAGCAGAACTTAACTTTATAAGTTGCCCCACCTACTGGAAGTTTGTAATGTACTGATACTCTTTGGTAAGATGTTGTTAAGCTAACTGCTTCACTAGTAGCTAAGACAGAATCACTAGAATCTAAAATTTGGATTACTGCATCTCCTGATGCTGATGCACCTCTTACCATTCCTTGTGCACATAAATATGCATCTGAGCTTCTTGATGTGCCTCCAGCTAAAGTATCTGTAGTAACAGTAAATCCTTCCTTAGCTGCTGAGTTCGCTGGGTTACATGTCAATTCTGCTGTGCCCAAGAAAGGGGCTGCAGTTGTTCTTGAGATAGCTGACCCCACTGCTGTAAATTCTGATATATCTGTATTCTCTATTGATGGGTTTAAAATTCTATTTATGCCGGGACTACCACTATAAGGTAATTCTAGATTTGCTGTAGTTGCCCCTTGGTCTATGTCGTAATATGCACTTGAAAATACATTTATTACATCGGCAGCACTTGTGCCTACTGAACCACTAAAAGGGACGTATCTGTCCCATGGTTGCACAGCGGTTCTTGTACTTGGGTCTGATTGCCACGTTTCAAAAGACGCTGAGTCAAAATAATCGTTTGTTATTGACATGTATTTGTTCTCCTAATCATATAGTCCTCTACGAAGCTGCCTAGAAAGTTGCTCTAAGACAGCTTTAATATCGTAGATTTATTTTTGTGGACATTTTACTTTCCGTAAGCAATTATTCTAATTGCAATTCCACTCGCATCTGCTGTGTTACCAAGTTCGTCCAATGCGGCACCGTCTGCACCTGCTTCATAAATTTCAAACTTTTCGTTAGTGTAGTCATATTGTACCACATAACCGTCTGATTTTTGTGAAATAAGAACAATGTATAGTTCCTCTAACCCCATCTGTGTAGCAGTGTAAGATTCACCACCAGTTGGATATGAGTCATCAAAAGTAATGTCTTTAATAACATACTTTATATTGCCGGGAACTCCAGTTACGTCACTTGATGAACCGGGATTTGTTATTGTTAATGCCATATTTTTATTTCCCCCTTATAGATATGGGGATGAGTAAGTTCCCATCCCCATATATTATAAGACTATGAGTTTAAGTCTAAAATCGCACCCTGTACGTCAAACCTGTAAGCTCTGAACTCTGCCATTGTGTATAGCAAACCTCTGACTACAAGTGCGTCAGCTGCGAAGTAATCTCTGTTCTCAATATACTGAGTAGGTTGAGCGACAGCGATTTCAAGGTAGTCTGTGTCCAATACGTATACGTTTGAACCCAATTTTGAACCACCTGAAGCAGCCTCTGATTTAGTAGTGTCTGCATCTGGTAGAATTGGAATACCTTGGTAAGTTGCGAGAACTAGTCCAGTTCTTGTACCCGGGAAGGTCTTTTCAGAACCTACACCTACTTGGTACTCTTCCTGTCCCATGTATCTCTGTTGCGAGTTAAGTAATCTCTCTAATTTAAAGTATTGGTCGTGACCCATAAGAATTAACTTAGGTTCTCCACCATTTGTCCTGATAGACTGAATACAGTCATCAAGTAGGTTTAGAGATAGGTCTCTTCCAACACCACTGTTACCTTTTACAGTAGCAGCAGCACCGAATGTGCCTGAAGTTCTGTTTGCTGTAGTTAAGTCATAAGCTCCAGCGAACCTCTGTACACCACCGTTACCAACTGTTGCATCGTTGTTAATTGCAACGATATCATCAATTGATGTTAATCCTGCTCTAGTTTGCACTGATAGGTTGTCTGCTACGGTTGAAGAACCTGCTGCAGGCGTTCCTGATAGTGCACTACCGAATGTTACATCAGTACCAGAAATTGCAGAAATTGCTGGTGTATTTGCTGTTGCGGAACCAGCGTCCACTAACATTACTGTGTCTCCGATTCTTAAGTCGGAACCATTTGTTACGTTAGCATCTGAAGTTCCTGAACCAGCAGCGATGTTTGCTACTGTGTTTGGTAGCAATAGCTCTTGGTTCATTTCCTTGATGTGGTCAAGTTGTGCGTTTTCGTTTTCCAACGCTAGAACGTCACCTACACCACCTTCTAATTGGGCAGTGTACATGGCTTTCACAGAAGCACCGAATGAGGTTGA